GTATTTATTGACGAAATGGCGTTTCTACGAAACTCTGAAGAAGATTGGGCTTCTATCGAACAAATTGCCGACGTTGGGGGGCGAAGCGTTTGTCTTTCAACAGCCAAAGGTGAGGGAAACATCTTTCACCGACTTTGGGTGGGGTCTCAGACTGGTACCAACAACTTCAAAGGTGTCTTCTTTCCTTGGTCTGCTGGTGACCGAGATGAGGATTGGTATTCGGTTAAAAAGGCGCAGCTTCCGGACTGGCAGTTGGCGCAGGAGTATCCTTCTAACCCTGATGAGGCTTTTGTTCGTTCTGGTCGTCCTGTATTTGACATCGACCTTTTAGGGTCTTTCCATAAAGAACAACCCCGTAGGGGTTTTCTTTGGGATGGCGCAATGCATGGGTCGGAAGGTCCGTTGTCTGTGTGGGAAATGCCCAATGGTGAAACAGCGTATTGTGTGGGTGCTGACGTTGCTGAAGGTCTTAGCCATGGTGACTATAGTTCCGCCCACGTAATTGATGCTTCCACAGGCAAAGTGGTTGCTACGTGGCATGGTCATGTGGAGCCTGACTTGTTTGGGTCCGATGTTTTGTATAACTTGGGGATGTTTTATAATCAGGCGTTGATTGGTGTTGAGAACAATAACCATGGTTTGACAACGCTGAAGGCGTTGCAAAAAACCGGGTACCGTAATATTTATAGGCAACGTAGGCTTGCTAATCGTAGCCCTCAGGCTACGGAGATTCTAGGTTGGCGTACTACTGCTGCTTCTAAGCCTTTGGCTATTGACGAGCTTGCTAAGGCGTTGCGTGATGATGATGTTGTTGTTGAGTGTGAGTTCACTATTGGTGAATTACGAACATTTGTTCGTGAAGATAATGGAAAAATGCATGGTTCTCCACATGATGACCGTGTGATGTCTTTGGCTATTGCCAATCAAATGCTAAAGCATGTGTGGCTTCCTGAGTACCGGGTGGAATCTATAGCCCCCAAGTACTCTTTGGATTGGTTTTCAGACCATATTGTGCGTGAATACAAACCAAAAGTTGTCATTGGCTCGTATAACGTTCGGAATGTAACGGTTTAGGGTATTTAGTATGAACTTTACTACCTGCACGGAGTGCTTGACTGTGTTTGAATACGAAAACGAACTTCCTCGTCGTGGTCCTGTTTGTTTTCGATGCCACATTAAGGGTGTGCGTATTGGTTTTACGTATGGTAAAGAGGACTTTCATGGTCCTACCATCAAGGAACGCCAAGACAAGCAAGTTCAGGATGCTATTGCTGGTGGGTATGACCCACAGCCTGTCGAGGTCTATTAGAACATCTAGTTATCAAGGTTGACAGAATGGATGACAAGCTTGATGCACACATGGATGACAATCACACACACAGGAGCAATCATGACGTACTCTGATGCAATTAAACGAGCAGTAGCAACATTTCTTTTTGGTGCTTTAAGCACCCCTATTAGTGCTGCTGTTTTTGATTTGTCTGCATGGAAGGTCGCAGCAGCCTCTGGGCTGGCTGCAGTTCTTAACCTAGTATACCGTGCTGTTGAGGCATATCTTGAAGAGACCGAGGAGGTCTGATGGCCCGTCCATCCAATGCTAGTGTTCTAGCTGATTATCGTAAAAGAATTACATACTCCCGCAAGTGGCGTGATGAGGAAAGTTACGATGATTTGTGGCGTCGTTTAGTTGATTTGTATCGTGGTAAACAACTTAATGATTTAACTGAAGAAGACCGAATGCTGGTCAACACGTGTTTTTCTACCATTAATGTTATTGCCCCTAGTGTTGCTGTTAACCATCCAAAAATTACGGTTGGTGCTCGCAAACAGGAAGATGCTGACCGTGCTGTTATTACTGAAGCAGTGATTAACTATTGGTGGCGTCATTTTGATTGCCAGAAACAGATGCGCCGTGCAGTGGATGATTACCTGATTATTGGTCATGGTTGGCTGAAAGTCGGTTATCGTTTTATTGAGGAATCAAAATATACTGATTTGTTAACTGAAGAGGATGCAGAGATTGCTGCACCTGAGGAAGGTTTCAACCTTGAAGCTGAGACTGTTGTGGTGGAAGACCGCCCCTTTGTTGAGCGTGTTTCTCCTTTTGATATTTTTGTGGACCCTGAAGCCACATCTGTAGACGATATGACATGGATTGCTCAACGTGTTCGTCGTCCTTTAAAGGATGTTCAAAACGACCCACGTTACAATCGCAATGCTCGTCAAGAAATTGAAGGAACTCATTATTCTCGTTGGGGCGAGCACGAGGACCGTGCACGCCACAATCGTCAACTAGATGAAGCATTTGTTGATGTATGGGAATACTACGATTTAAAACGTGGAACTGTTGCTGTTTTCTGTGAAAATGGAAGCAAGTTTCTTGTGGCTCCCACAAAGATTCCTTTTGGTTTTGGTCATCCATTTGTGATGATTCGCAACTATGATGTTCCCGACCAGTTTTACCCCATGGGTGAGCTGGAGGCTATTGAGCCTTTGCAGTATGAGTTGAACGCTACTCGTACGCAGATGATGAATCATCGTAAGCGTTTCTCACGCAAATGGCTGTATAAAGAGTCAGCTTTCGACAATGATGGACGTAATGCTTTGGAGTCTGATGAGGACAACACGCTTGTGCCTGTAATTACAGAAGACCCACTGGGTTCTGTTATTGTCCCCATGCCTGCTGTTGTTAACCCCCCAGAAATGTATTCTGTTTCTAACTTGATTCAGCAAGACATTGACCGTATTAGCGGTGTTGCAGAGTTTATGCGTGGCGGAGCTAGTGAAATTAGCCGTACAGCTACAGAAGCTGCAATTATGCAGGACGCTATGAATGCTAGAACTTCTGACAAGTTGGCAGAAATTGAACGTGCCATTTCTTTGTGTGCTAAGCGTTTGATTGCTTTGGCTCAACAGTTTATGACTGGTGAACAAGCTGTTCGTGTAGTTGGTTCTTCTGCTATGCCTATTTGGGTTAACTTTGACGCTGACTATATTAAGGGCGAGTTTGATTTTGAAGTTGAAGCTGGTTCTACACAACCAGTGAACGAATCGTTCCGACGTCAGATGGCGTTGCAGATGGTTGATGCTATGGCTCCTTTTGTGGGTGCCGGTGTTGTTGACATGGCTGCACTTGCTCGTCACGTATTGCAGTTTGGTTTTGGTGTTAAAGCACCTGAAGCGTTTCTTGCTGCACCTGCACCCATGATGCAGGAACAGCAACCACCTATGGGTGAGTTGTCACAAGGTCTCCCAGGTCAATCAGGATTACCTGGGGAAGAAATGATGATGGAAGAAGAAGTTCCAACGGGTGGCATGCCAATGCCTAGTTCGATTTCGCCACAGATGATGGCTGCAATCCAAGCCCAAGGTGCTTCTTTGCCCAACACCATGTAACGAAAATCCTACTTAGTAGAGCAACCTTTTACGGACTCTGGAGAACATCGTGGAAAACGAAATTATTGAAGACGAAACCTCGGAACCCATTATTGATGGACAAATCGAAGGTGGAGAAGAAACAACAACCGAAGAGGCTCCTGTTGAGTATTTTCCGGTAGATGAGTACGGCGATAAATATATCAAAGTAGTTGTTGATGGAGAAGAACTTGAAGTTCCTTTGAAAGAAGCTGTTTCTGGATATCAGCGTCAAGCGGATTATACCCGCAAGACACAACAACTAGCTGAAGAGCGACGACAGGTACAGTTTGCACAGGCAATCCAACAAGCGTTGGACAATGACACTGCTGCCACAATTGAACTGTTGCAGTCTCATTACGGCGTCAACTTTAACCAAACCACAGAAGATGAGGATTTGTATGTTGACCCAATTGAGCAGCAGTACCGACAGTTGGAAGGGCGTATTCGTTCCTTTGAGGAACAACAGGCTTTTCTTGAACTGGAGCGTACTATCGGCAATCTTCAGCAAAAGTACGGAGAAGAGTTCGACGCAAACGAGGTAGTTGCAACGGCACTTGCTACAGGTTCAACTGATTTGGAGTCAATCCATAAACAGTTGGCTTATGACAAGATTCGTCAGCAGCAACTTGTGAACCAAAAAGTTAATCAAGAAAATAAACGCAAAACAGACCAGGTTACCCAGGCTAAGCGTGAGTCTTCCGTGATTGCTGGTGGTTCGTCGGCTAAGAACACAACTCCTGATACTCAACCTGTAACAAGTTTCAGGGATGCTTTTACTGCTGCCAAAAAGCAGTTGGGTATTTCCTGATTTTAATTTAACCGAGGAGTAAAAATGTCAAACCCTAATTTTGACCAACTTCTGTCAACGACGCTTGCGAATTACCGCAACCAGTTGACTGACAACGTGTTCACCGCACGTCCATTGACCTATTTCCTTATGGATAAAGGTCGTATCCGAATGCTTGATGGTGGAACCAAGATTGTTGAGCCGTTGATTTACGGCACCAACAGCACTGTGGCTTCCTACTCAGGCTATGACCCAATTTCATTGACACCACAAAGTGGTATCACTGCTGCTGAATACGACTGGAAGCAATACGCAGCTTCTATCGCAATCAGCGGTATTGAAGAAGCAAAGAACAACGGCGAAGCAGCAATCATCAACTTGCTTGAAGCAAAAATCATGCAAGCTGAAGAGTCATTGCGTGAAGGTTTCAACCAGATGTTCTTCAGCAACGGCACCGGCAACTCAGGTAAAGACTGGAACGGTCTTGGAAACCTCGTTGAGAACGGTAACTCAGTTGGTGGCATTAACGGTGCAACCAGTGCATACTGGAACTCATATGAGGAAAACACCGCAGGTGCTTTGACCCTTCTTCAGATGGCAACAGCATACAACAGCGTTTCTGTTGGTAACGACCACCCAGATATGGTTCTCACCACACAAACATTGTACGAAAAGTATGAGTCATTGCTGCAACCACAGTTGCGTTACACCGACACCAAGACTGCAGATGCTGGTTTCCAGAACCTGTTGTTCAAGGCTGCTCCTGTAACCTATGATGTGCATTGTCCTGCAGGCACGATGTTCTTCTTGAACAGCAAGTACCTCACGTTGGTCGGTCACTCAAGCAAGTGGTTTGCTCAGACAGAGTTCATGCGTCCAGAAGACCTTGATGCTCGTTATGCGCTCATCATGTGCTACGGCAACTTCACTGTCCGTAACCGTGAAAAGCAAGGCAAGCTTACAGCTAAGACTGCTTAACTTTGATTGTGGCGGGGGGAAACCCCCGCACACTTTCATTCTTCTAAACCCAACCCAACCCTGGAGGTATAAATGCCACTCAAGTCCAACGCAACCGATGGTCCAATTACACGCACACGTTTGTCAGCCTATGTGACAGCACACGAAAAGGTTTCTGCTGTCGCATTGACCGATGCTGCTGCAACTTTGACAGCTGCACAGCTTGTCGATAGCAAATTGTTCACCATCACCCCAACTGCCAATCGCAACCTTACGACAGCCACAGCTGCTCAGATTCTGTCTCAGTTGACAGATGAAGAGGTAGGTACATCGTTTGAATTTACGATTGTAAACACTGCTAGTTCTAGCCATGATGCAGTTCTTGTCGGTGGTACGACAGTTACTGTGGTCGGCAATGCATCAGTAGGTGCTGGAGAATCAGGCACTTTCGTAGGTGTTGTGACCAGCTCAACTGCTGTATCTATTTACCGCAAATAATAAGTATTCTCGCCCAGCCCAATCACAGCCCAATTCTCGTCTAGCTGCTGCCAGTGCCCCCTATGTGGGGCGCAATCGCTGTATAGCCAACAACGACACCTGTGAAGGACCCAAAGCAAAAGAGACTGACTATTGTGTTGGTCACTTGCGTTCTATGGCTAAAAAGGATGATAAATGAGTACAGTTTCAGATTTGACCATTATTGTTCGTGACATTACGGACTTGGACTCTGTTGACTTGCCCCTGTCCTTGATTCAACAGTATATGAAAGATGGTTTCCAGAGGATTATTAATCTTGAACGCCGATGGCCGTTCTTGCAGGAAACATACTCTATGAATACCGTTGTTAACCAGCGTGAGTATCCAATTTCTGGTATTGGTTCCGGGGATTTGCGTGAAGTTATATCAATGGTTGATAATAGTACATCAGGTAATCGTTTGACACTTACCAGCACAGATTACGCTGAAGCTATGTGGAATGGTTCCTTAGATACACCATCACGCCCATTGCATTACACTTTGTGGGGCGATACTATTAGTTTGTACCCGAAGCCCGACGCTGTGTATCCAATTACTGTTCGTGGATACCGTAAACCTAGTTATACATGGGTGACTAATAATAGTTTAGAAATTGATTGTGATGACCGTTTTCATTTAGCTATTGCTTATTACGCAATTTCTCAATCATATAAAAGGCAGGAAGATAATGAAATGTCTGCCATGTATAAGCAGTCTTTTGATGAGGCTGTTTCGTTGGCTCGCCGTGAAATCATGCGTCCCGACTCGCATCGCCCAATGGTTCTATCTAAGGGTGCGACACGTTTCTCGGAAAAGTTCTGGCTCGAATCACTCGGAAGAACTCTCTGATATGGCATCTTCTTTGCGTCTTATTCGTCAGGATGATTTTACTGGTGGCTTGAATCTTCGAGCTGACCAGTTTCAACTTGCACCTAATG